AACCCGGAAAGCAGACGAACCTGGGTATTTGAACCCGGACGAAGGACAGCGCATCTCAGCCTATCTCGCGCTGAACCACCTGAGAGTGGTGCTGAACAAGGAAAAGATTCACTCGCAGACGGTCGAGAAAATCATGAGGTTCAGGTTCGTGCACGAGGCCGACATGCAGGATGCCGTGGTCGAGGAAATCCTGGAGGAAGAATGATGTGCGCGGTTACCCGCCACGCCGAACAGCGAACCCGTGAGCGCGTCGGTATTCCGAAAAAGGCAGTTCGACGCGCAGCAGACAAGGCAATCGCCCAGGGTGTCAAGAGGACTGACACGGGTGGAGGATTAAGGCGATACCTCGACTGGCTGTATTGGCGAGGAAACGGTGCGGCGAACAACATCACGGTCTACGGCGACAAAATATACCTTTTCAGCGATGACACGCTGATAACGGTTCTGAACATGCCGTCGGCCTACAAAAAACAGGCGGCAGGACTGATGAAGAAACGGAGGTAAGAACATGCAAGCAGAGCGTGAGGTGCGCCACGATGTCTATGTCTACTTGAAAGCCCACAAGTTCCTCGTTGCACTCAAAAAGTACAGCGGGAAGCTGACTCGGCAGGAAATGCATACTCTCCGGGGACAGGCCATCTCCGGGGACGTGGACGGCGCGTTCAAGGGCTTAGATCGCATACTGGGACGGAAGGAGTAAAAATGCCAAGACGAGAGAATCTGGATGAATGGGGTATTAGCTGGGAACGATACCGGGAATTGGTCATGTTTTGTTTGCAGTACGATCAGAAAAAACGTGACGCAGCGGCTCTGCTTACCTTGCGCCTGTCCACGCCTACACCCGCGATATACCATAAACGTGGGAAGGAATACGGAACGTTTCTGCCTCATGGCTATGGACAGATCAATGACCCGGTAGCTGTGACGGCAGCAAAAAGGGATAAGCTGCTCGGTGACGTCCGCATGATTGAACAGGCGGCAATGGCTGCGGTTGACGATGAACGGGTGCTCTATGCGGCCTTGTTGCGTGCCGTTACCACCCGAAGTGGCATGCAAGCATTGTACGCAAACCCGGACACAAAACCGCCAATGGGGGAGCGGCAGTTCAAACGGCTGCGGAGGAAGTTCTTCTGGATTCTTTCAGAACTCAAAGATGGGTTTTTAGAACCGCTGCCGTAAATGGGTCTGCAAAGGTACATAAAACGCGCTATAATTTTATCGTGCACAGATGGAGCAACGCGCAGAGCACGGACCTCCATCGCATTATGCGGACGGTAGATGAACGGTCCCGTCCACAGGTTGTGCTACCTGGGCGATTCTTGCGAAGAAGCGGCTGGGAGCGGGATATAAAAGACGTGGGGCTTCGGACTTTCACCCACGTCGCCTCCTGCGTTGGTGGGGACGCAACAGGCCATATGAAACCAACGTGCAGCTTTGGGTGAGCGGGTGAAACCGGCAGATTGCTAATCTGTTGTCCTGCGGGACGCGAAGGTTCGAATCCTTCAGGCTGCGCCACGGTACCCGATGCGAACAGCATAGGGCATCTCCTCAATGGGGCGGCACGAAAGTGTGACCAGCCCGTCCGCATGGCCCTTCCGGCTCGTCACTTGCCGGGACTGGACATGGGAGCCCGCCTGTCTGCCTGTCTTTTGTAGGCTTGCGTCCCTACGCGGGGTTAGAAAGACACGCAGATCAAAGGCAGGAGTCGCTTCGGGCGTTGAGCGTATCAGCGTCCACCAGAAGTGCAGTTCGATTCTGCTCGTTGGCCGAGGATTGGTATGAAGTAGCAAGTTCGATTCTTGCGTCCCCGCTGGTGCGGGACAAGGCCGTGGCGGTTAATGGCGTGCGGGACACGCCGACCGCCTTTTTTATTGCTGTAGGAGGCAACACGGATGAAAATCATTATGAGAGCGGTGTCGGAACTAACACCGTATGCCGACAACGCAAAAGTCCACGATGCAAGGCAGATCGCCAATGTTGCCAACAGCATCAAGCGCTTTGGTTGGCAACAGCCCATCGTTGTGGACGATAACGGCGTGGTGGTCATCGGGCACTGCCGACTTCTGGCGGCAAAGAAGCTCAAGCTGAAGGAAGTCCCCGTGACGGTCGCCAGCGGCCTGACGGATGAGGAAATCAAAGAGCTTCGCATCGCTGACAACAAAACCAACGAATCGCCCTGGAATTTCGACCTTCTGGAAAAGGACATGGAAGGTCTGGAATTTGAGGGCTTCGATTTCGACTGGGATGGTCTCGGCGAGGAATACGAGGAAAAAGAAGTCACAGAGGATGACTACGACCCGGACGAAGACGTTCCCGAGGAACCCACGGCGAAGCTCGGTGACATCTACCAGCTGGGTCGGCACCGCCTGATGTGCGGCGACAGCACCATGATCGATGATGTGAACGCGCTCATGGACGGCGAACTCGCCGACCTGTTCCTGACCGACCCGCCCTACAACGTAGACTACCAGGGCGGCACAAAGGACGCGCTCAAGATCATGAACGATTCCATGGAGGATAGCGCGTTCAGGGCTTTCCTTACGGATGCTTTCATCAACGCCAACCTCGTGATGGCAGATGGAGCTGCTTATTATATCTGGCATGCTGACAGCGAGGGCTTGAATTTCAGGCTGGCCGTCAGGAACGCCAGCTGGAAGCTGCGCCAGTGCCTGATCTGGGTAAAGAACAGCTTTGTGATGGGCCGTCAGGATTACCAGTGGAAGCACGAGCCGTGTCTCTATGGGTGGAAGGACGGGTGCCATTACTTCACCGACGATCGCTCCCAGCCGACGGTCATCGATGAGAATATCAACCTTCGGAAGTTGAGCAAAGCTGAACTGCTGGTGATGCTTTCGGAGATGTTGAGCGATAAGGTGCCCACGACGGTTCTGTATGAGGACAAGCCGCTGATCAATGACATCCACCCGACCATGAAGCCGATAAGGCTGATGGCACGGCTGATAAAAAACAGTAGCAAGCCCGGACAGATTGTGCTTGACCTCTTCGGCGGCAGCGGTTCCACGCTGATGGCATGCGAACAGCTGGACCGCGCGTGCTACACGATGGAGCTCGACCCCAGGTACGTGGATGCGATCGTAAATCGCTATGAGAAATTCACCGGGGAAAAGGCGGTTCTTTTGAATGGCTGATGAAAACCTGTTCGAGTTCGACTTCGACCTCGACTTCGATCTGGCAGACTTCGACCTGGTAGACGAATCAGAGCCGCAAGAGAATGTCCGAATCCTCAAGCCCAGGATAGACGCGAAAGAGATCACGCACAAGGTCCTGTTCGAGAACGCTGAGCAATTCGCCCAGCAGATAGACCTGACACCCGGAGCGCGGACATTCGCGTGGGTCAGCGGCACGTTCATCTTTGGAGACATCATCGAAGCCCTGGTCACAAAGCGCGACGTCGGAATAAAGAAGCTGTACATAACGACGCTCTCCCTCGCCCAGGAAAACATCGACAGTCTGAAAAATGTCATGCTGATGATGGGCGAAGACCTGGAGCGCCTGGTGCTCGTTATGAGCGGCTATCAGTACAGCCATGAAAAGTACGGGCTTGTGCCCTACATGTATGACCAACTCGACGACGGAACCAACAGAACACAGATCGCGTTCGGCAGATGGCACAATAAGATCATCACCCTGGAAACAAGGCTGGGACATACGCTGACCATTCATGGCAGCGCAAACCTTAGAAGCTCGAACTCCATTGAACAGGTGATGGTTGAAGCCGACAACCGGGAGCTTCACGATTTCAACGTCGAGATCATGGAGCACATCGCTCAGCACTTCGGGACGATTAACTACAATGTCCCCAAAACAGACCTCCATTATTTCCAAGGCTGGGAATCGTGGGACCTGACAAAGGGCAAAACACCGCAAAGGAGAATAAGCCATGGCAAGCGGAAGCACAGGATCGGGACGCGGCATAAGCAGAAGCGCATTTAAGGCCGCAACTACTCGCGCCAGCCTTAGAAGGGCAAAGGCCGCAAACTCCGCTTATAAGGCGGCTCGGAAAGACCACTACTGAAAGAAGGTAACCCCAGATGGATGAAAGGCCAAAGTCTCCCGTAAACGGGGTGACGCTTCCAGAAGGGCGTCGCTTCACAGCGGGGGAAGTAGCGCGGACGAACGGCAGTAAGGGCGGGAAACGCGCAGCCCAGGTGAAACGACAACGCAAAACTCTGCGCCAGGAACTGGAAATACTGCTGACAGAGGAAATCCACGATAAAAACGGCAAGGCCATGGACACGCAGAAAGCCCTGGGTACTTCCCTGATTAAGGCAGCGCTTAACGGTAGCGTTCAGGCGTTCATAGCAATCCGAGACACCATCGGCGAAAAGCCCGTGGAAAAGGTGGATGTCCAGGCGGCGGACTTCACAGCCCTGGAAGCGGCATACAAGGCGATGAAGGGCGAATGACATACGCAGAGATGGCCACCGAGCTGCTCAAACACCCGGCTGCGCTCGGCAGGGCTCTGGGCTATGAAGATTTCCGGGACGATCTGCACGGCAAGTGGATAACAGAGATCGTGACCCGGACCGATGACATGACACTCCAAGCGCACCGTGGCTCCTTCAAAACCACGTGTCTGTGTGTCTCCATCGCCCTGTTGATGATTTTCGAGAGACAGAAAAACATCATCTTTCTCCGAAAGACCGACGGCGACGTGATGGAAGTCGTAAAGAACATCCAGCGGATAATGGCATCCGATGTGTTCCAGGCGATCTACAAAGCCCTGACCGGGGAGAAGTTGGAGATCATCCGCTCTACTGGCTCTGAGCTGACAACGAACGCCTACGATGCGCCCAGGGGTTCATCGCAGTTGCTCGGCATTGGTATCGGCGGTAGCTTGACGG